ACAGAACCCGAATCTGGTTGACACAGAGACGGAATCGTTTACAATGGTTCTCGGTGACATTCTCGTAGATGTCATGGATAGCCAGATGAAGCAAGGTAAGGATTTTTTGAATGAGACTAGAAGAAACGATTCTGAAGAGTCTGATTCACAATGAAGAGTATGCGAGGAAAGTTCTTCCTTTTATGAAGGATGAGTACTTCGCTGAAAAGACTGACAAGATCATTTTCAGTAATGCGGTGGAGTTCTATTCAAAGTACAACACAGCACCTACTCACGAATCAATTGTGATTGACACAGAGAAACTCAACATCACCCAAGAGGAGGTGACTGAGATCGGAGAAACTCTAAAGAGAATCTCCGAAGATACCGAACAGAATGACACACAGTGGTTGCTTGACAAGACTGAATGGTTTTGTCGAAAGAAAGCAATTGAGAACTCCATCGGAGAGTGCATTCAGATTCTCGGGGGTCATAACAAGGAAAAGACCGAACATGCGATGCCTGAAATCCTACAGGAAGCAATCGCAGTTTCTTTCGACTACATTGAGGACTCGGACGAGCGGTTTGATTTTTATCATAAGGTAGAGACACGGGTTCCGTTCGACCTGTCTCACTTCAACACTATCTCGAACGGTGGCACGCCGAACAAAACTCTGAACATTGTCATGGCTGGTACGGGTGTGGGTAAATCCATGTTCATGTGTCACCATGCAGCGAACTGCTTATCACAAGGGAATAATGTTCTTTACATTACCTGTGAGATGGCGGAAGAACGCATCGCAGAAAGAATCGATGCAAACCTTATGGACATTACCCTTGATGATCTCAAGGAGTTGCCGAAGAAGGTGTACAAAAAGAAGATGGACCGTCTTCAAACTGACATCAAGAGTAAGTTGATCGTCAAGGAATATCCAACTGCGGTAGCGAATGTCACTCACTTTAGAAATCTTTTGGACGAACTCAAACTCAAGAGAAAGTTCGTACCTGATATCATCTTTGTCGATTACCTAAATATCTGTGCTTCATCGAGAATGAAGATGGGATCATCTATCAACTCGTACACTTATATCAAGGCTATCGCGGAGGAACTAAGAGGTCTTGCAGTCGAGAGAAATGTTCCGCTCTGGTCTGCAACACAAGTCAACAGAACTGGGTTTACTTCTACGGACATTGGTCTGGAGGATACTTCCGAATCATTCGGTCTTCCCGCTACTGCTGACTTCATGTTTGCGTTGATCGCTACAGAGGAACTAGATGAACTCGGTCAAGTACTCGTAAAACAACTAAAGAATAGATACAACGACTTAGCATCGAATCGTAAGTTCGTGGTCGGCGTCAATCGAGCAAAGATGAAGTTCTTTGATCTAGAAGACTCAGCCCAAGTCGGGTTGGTCGGGACTGGTGCCGGTTACGATGGTAAAAACTTTGATCAGGACTTCAATACAGATAGGAAGTTCAATGATGATAAATTCACGGATTGGAAAATCTAGGAGATAAGTATGAGCAATCCAAATAAGACACCAAAGCGCCCTCGGGCTCAAAGCGAGGAAGAGATTCTTGAAGAATGGAAGCAGTGGGCGGAGGAATGGATCGAAGAGGTTGAACAGGATAATTCTGAGAGGCAAAATGGATAAACCTAATTATTGTTTTTATGCTGAAGTGAAACGTGTGGTCGATGCAGATACTATTGATCTTGTGGTTGACTGCGGCTTTGGAATTTTTCGCAACGAAAGAATTCGTCTTGCACATGTCAACGCATGGGAAGTTCGAGGGGAAGAACGTGAGCAAGGTCTTCTTGCGAAAGAGTATGTAGAAAAACTTTTGCCTGTCGGAAGAACTATTGTGGTAAAGACGGGCAAGGAAAAAGGAAAATACGGAAGATATATTGGTGAGATTATCACATCGAAAGGTGATCTCGGTCAACTGTTAGTTGAGAACGGTCACGCTAGATATCAGTCCTATTGAGGGATAATTTATATTATGAGTTTGTATGTCGATAAGTCATTTATCAATCGCGTGTCGGGCGGTCTTAGAAATTTCAAATGGAAGAGAGACGGTCTAGCAAACTGCTCATGTCCTATCTGCGGGGATTCCCAGAAGAACAAGAGCAAGGCTAGAGGTTTCTTTTTTACGAAGGGTAACGACTTCTTCTACAAATGTCACAACTGTGGGTGTGGTAAGAATCTATACAACTTTCTGCAAGAGGTCTCCCCTGCTCTATGCAAAGAGTATGCTTTGGAAAGATGGAAAAATGGGGAGAACGGAAAATCAAATTACAAGAAGCCGGAAGAGAAGAGTATGCTGACGTTTGATCGTAAACCAAAACCAAAAGATACCTCACGGTATTTGAAGGAATGTGTTCGGGTAGACAAACTGGACAAAGATCACCCTTGTCGTGAGTTTCTTGAAATAAGAAAGATTCCGAAAGACTCACACAAACTGCTGTACTTCTCGGAAAACTTCGGCAGGTTCATGAAGAAGATGGATCCCGAACACCTTAGCACTTGTGGGTGGGAAGCAAGGCTTGTGATCCCATTCTATAACAAAGAGGGTGATGTTGTTGCCGCTCAGGGAAGAGCGTTGAACATGAAAGACGAAAACAATGCAAGGGTAACCGCAAAGTACCTTACCGTAAAAACAGACAAGTCGTCTGATAGACTCTGGTATGGTCAGTGGAGAGTTGACCCCAAGAAAAAGATCTATATTGTAGAGGGACCGCTTGACAGTCTCTTTATTCCGAATACCATCGCTATGGTAGGTGCGGGTGCATTGGATCAGATTCCACCACACCTTATGCGAAGCGAGGGAGTGTACGTCCTAGACAATGAACCTCGGAACGCACAAATTGTTCGATACATCGAAAGACTTATCGAACTTGGAAAAAACGTGTGCATCTGGCCAGAGGGTGTGAAAGAGAAAGACATCAATGATATGGTTCAGATGGGTAAGAGTCCGTCGAAAATCAAAAAGATCATCGACAAGAATACATTTACTGGACTCGAAGCGAGTCTAAAACTAACACAATGGAGGAAGGTTTGAGAGTACTAGACAAAGGACATGTTCATGTTGTTGATCACATGGGATCAGATCTCACAGTGTGCAATGCCGCACGGGTATCATTCAACAAGGAAACTGATTGGTGTCAAGATCAAGCCGCACTTACGCGACTTGCAGAATCAGGATCACAATTCCACAAGGAAGACGTTGAAGTCCTGTGCGAGGCGGATGAAAAGTTGCTCCGCTATCTTGCAAAACATAAACATTGGACTCCGTTCGCTCACCCCCAGATTACACTGAGAATCAAGGCTCCGGTTTCTATCCGCACGCAATTCTTCAAGCATAAGCAGGGGTTTGTTGAAAACGAAATCTCTAGACGATATGTTTCCTTTGAACCTGAGTTCTATCACCCCGAATGGAGAGGAAAACCTACAAATGGTGCGAAGCAAGGATCAGAAACCTTCATTGATATTTCACCTGATGTAGATCAAACATTCTCGAACATGCTAAAGGGTTGTAACATGGTATATGAACAACTCCTAGATGAAGGTGTTGCACCGGAACAGGCAAGATTTGTTCTACCACAAGGAATGTATACAGAATGGTTCTGGACTGGAAGTCTTGCCGCCTATGCAAGATTCTATGCACAACGAATCGATGAACATGCCCAGTGGGAAATCCGCGAGTACGCGGAAGTGATTGGAAAAATTATTCAACGTATGTTCCCAGTTTCGTGGAAGTACTTGACTACTAAATAAACCATTGTACAATATGAAAAACCAAAAAGGAAAACCTATGTCGTTACCGTCACTATATCAAGACTTCATTCATCTTTCTCGTTACTCTCGTTGGGTTCCTGAACTCGGTCGTAGAGAAACTTGGGAGGAAACTGTAGGGCGATACTTTGATTTCTTTGAGGGTCATCTCAAAGAGACCTGTAACTATAAGGTAAAGAAAGAAGAACGCGAAGAACTAGAAAATGCAGTAATCAATCTTGAGATTATGCCATCTATGCGGGCATTGATGACTGCTGGTGATGCTCTCAGGCGAGATAATGTAGCCGGTTACAACTGCTCATATGCAAGTGCAAACCGTGTTCGTTCGTTTGATGAAATTCTTTACGTTCTAATGTGCGGTACAGGTGTTGGTTTTTCTGTTGAACGAGAGTTCGTTGATCGACTCCCTACTATTGCAGAAGAGTTTGAACAGAGCGATAGCACTATCGTTGTGGGTGACTCAAAGATCGGTTGGGCTAAGTCATACAAAGAACTGATCTCCCTTTTGATTGGTGGTCAGGTTCCTAACTGGGACGTAAGTAAGGTCCGACCTGCTGGTGAACGACTCAAGACCTTTGGTGGTCGTGCGTCTGGTCCCGAACCACTTGTTGAACTATTCAAGTTTACCGTCGAGACTTTCAAGGCGGCATCTGGTCGTAAACTCACCTCTATCGAATGTCATGATATCATCTGCAAGATTGCAGAGATTGTTGTGGTAGGTGGCGTCCGGCGATCTGCTCTTATCTCATTGTCATCCCTCACCGATGAAAGAATGCGTGAAGCAAAGACGGGTGCGTGGTGGGAGTACAATCCACAACGTGCCCTCGCAAACAACTCTGTTGCATATAAGTCCAAGCCTGAGATTGGAACATTCATGGACGAGTGGATTTCACTCTACAAGTCTAAGAGTGGTGAACGTGGTATCTTCAACCGTGAAGCGGCGAAGAAGACTGTTGAAAAACTAGAGGATCGTCGTGATCCAAACCACGACTTTGGAACCAACCCATGCTCGGAAATTATTCTTCGAGATCGTGAGTTCTGTAACCTTTCTGAAGTCGTTGTCCGTCCCGGTGATTCTGCAACTGATTTGCAACGCAAAGTCCGACTCGCAACGATCCTCGGAACATGGCAATCAACTCTCACAAACTTCCGCTATCTTTCGAGTGAGTGGAGAAAAAACTGCGAGGAGGAGAGACTACTCGGCGTGTCTCTTACAGGCATCATGGACTCTGTTGTTACAAATGGTAAGGCTGCTGGTCTTGAATCTCTTGGTAGAACCCTTAGTGGTCTTCGTGAAGTTGCTGTTCAGACCAACAAGGACTATGCAAAGAAACTAAAGATCAATCAGTCTGCATCTATCACATGTGTCAAACCATCAGGAACAGTATCTCAACTCGTTGATGCCGCATCTGGTATTCACGCCAGACATGGTGACAACTATATCAGAACCGTTCGTGCGGACAACAAAGATCCGCTCTGTCAGTTTATGAAGGACAAAGGATTCCCATATGAACCTGATGTAATGAAGCCTGACGCGGTAACAGTATTCTCGTTCCCCATTCAATCCCCGAAGAATTCTGTGTTTAGAGATGACTTGGGTGCTATCGATCAACTAGAACTGTGGCTTACCTACCAACGTCATTGGTGCGAACATAAGCCTAGTGTCACGATTACTGTCAAGGAACATGAATGGATGGATGTTGGTGCTTGGGTTTATCGAAACTTTGATGAACTTAGTGGTGTTTCATTCTTGCCATTTTCAGACCATTCGTACCGTCAAGCCCCATACCAAGATTGCACACAGGAAGAGTATAAAGAAATGCTCTCTAAATTGCCTACTGAGGTAGACTGGACCCTCCTAAAAGACTACGAGGAACAGGACAACACCGCAGGATCTCAGACATACGCCTGCTCTGGAGATTCATGCGAGATTGTTGACTTGACAAACTAGAACAAGTAATTACAATATACATATCAGACACCCTTTGATAAGGGTGTAGTACATCATAGATCATCGGAGTTGATGATCTCAGTCCTAACATAAGGAGACAAATATGTCACAGGACAAAAATTGCGGACAATCGTCCGAATGTTGCTACACTGGTGGCGACGTAGTTACCAAGACTCTTGGTAAGGTCGGTGTGTGCCGATCAGCACTTTTCACCCTCGCTCTTGTACCATTCGCGTGGGATGGTGTCCTCTGGTTTGCAGAGGCTATTCGTTCGATCTTTGACCTTGTTTCAGGAGTGGGTAACTGATACCCTCTCCAAAGGAGACTACTACCATGAAAAGAATCGCAACTACAGCGATTGCTCTAGCAGTCGCAAGCACCGCTCTTGGTGCGGACGATGATTTCACTTTCAACCCCACCGGATTTGCACAGTTCCGTTTTCTGTACAATGGTGGTGACCAAGACACTCGTCAAGGATTCGACGTTCGTAAGGCAGTCCTCGGTATTGAGGGAACTGCCTACGGTGCAGATTACAAAGTTACAGGTGAGGCAAGTTCCGAAAACGGTTTCCGTCTTCGGGATGCTTGGCTGAGTAATGACTTTGGATTTGCAACTGTCAAGGCTGGTCAATTCAAGACTGCCTTTATGTCAGAAGTGAATGTTTCAACCGTCGATACTCTAATCGGTGATTACTCTGTTATCTCTTACACCTTCGGTCAAGGACGTTCACAAGGTGTAGAACTCTCTCGGGAGTTTGGTGACTTTACCCTATCTGGTGCTTACACCGATGGGTTCAATTCTGCCAACACTGAGATTACTTCCCAGTACGACTACGGTTTTGTCGGTCGTATGTCCTATGGTGGACTTTCGTGGGTAGACCTTGGTGCCGCTGTCGCCTATAACGATACCGATGATGAAGGTGTAACCAGTTATACCTTCGATGCAACCTTCGATCTCAGTGACAGACTCACTGGTAGCGTTGGTTATGTCGGTCGCAATGGCGAATCAGAGGGCTGGGGTGTTGTAAGTCAACTAGGTTTTGACTTTACTGACAACATCCAGATGTTCGGTATGTACGAGTATGGCGCTATCGATTCTTCGGATTTGAGCATCGCCACTGTTGGTATCAATTATGATATCTGCGACAATGTACGCTGGACCAACTCAGTAGGTTACTCAATGGACGGCATCGGTTCGTCTTGGGATGTAAACGATACTGGATGGTCGAACGGCTCCGAAGATGGTCAGTACCTTATTCGATCTCAGATTACTTTTAGTTTCTGAACGAATTTGACTATCACGATTGAAAGGCAACCCGTCGAAAGGCGGGTTGCTTTTTTTACCCAACTTATTACAATGGTAACAATCTACTAACATTCTCATAACCACATTTTGTATAACTAAACTACTAACCAAGGGAATAATTATGAGTGATATTACGATTTGGATGTGGACTGGTTTTCTTCTCGCCGCCTATAGCGTCATTGCAAACGACTCTATTCAGACGCTAGGGACTTGGATTGCGAGTAATCGAAAAGTAAATTGGAAGATCATGTGGGGCTTTGCGGGTTCCGTTCT